CCTAGTTTTCTCATTTCTTTAGCATTCTTAGGATTAGCTCCTGCTAATATACCTGCTCCTAAAACACCGTCTGTTCTTGTAACAAATTCTCCATCTGCTAATTGAGCTAACATTGTATCTTCTTCTTTATCTCCATTACCAGCACCATCTTCTACATAACCATTAGTTCTTATATAATTATCTTCATCATCTTCATCATGAATAGTTTTTGATGGTAAATAATTAACTCCACCATCTTTAAAATGATTTAAAGTAGCAAGTCCGCCTTGTTGTAATGTAATTGTTTCTCTTTTGTACGGACCAAATTTATCTCCACTTTGTACATCCGCTCTTTCTTCTGGAATATATTCTTGTTGTTCTAATTCTTTAACCTCTCCAGTTTTAGGATCTTGTGTATAAAATTTTCTTGATCTATATAAATCTGGATAGTTTACATTGTACGTAAACATACTTCTTTCATAAGGTTCTCTTTCAAATGCACCTGATAAATAACTTAGTGCAGGTAATCCAAATATAGCTGCTTTACCAATATCTAATTCTTTTTCTCCTGGAACTCCACCCTTAACTTGTTTTTCAAATGCATAACTATATGCATCTTTTGCTTTTTGTTTTGCTGTATCCAAGAAAGAAGTTTCAGCTGCTGGAGGTGTTTGAGGTATATTTATATTAGTGTTTCCTAAAGTCGTTCCTGAAAGATCTTGCATTGCTACTGATGGTGCAACCGATGGTGTAGCAGATAATGTTTGTAATTGATCAAACCCTAAACCACCTTCTATGCCTGTAGGCATTCCAGCGTAAGGATTAAATGCTCCTAGACCAGCTTGTGTTCCACCTTCTATTGCTGCTTGTGTTGCTGCTTGTGTTGCTGCTTCTGTAATAGCATTACCTCCAAAATTTTGTAATGCTGCGATTCCACCTTGATTAGTAAGAGCTGATAATCCAGCTTGAGTTCCACCTTCTATTGCAGCCGCAGGTGCTGCACTCATTAAACTTCCAATACCTGTTCCTAAATTGTATCCACCATATGCTCCGATAGCTGTACCTAATATTCTTCCTAGGCCACTAGCACCAGCTTTCTTAGAACTTTTATAACCTTGATATCCCCCATATATGGCGAGGGCAATTGTTAATGGATCCATATATAATAAATAGTTAACTAATTAACCATTTTAACGAATTTATTAGCTCTTAGCAATATCAGAGATATTAGGATCTATATCGCTATTGATTACTTTTCCTTCTATTTCAGTAGAGGTATCTGTCTTTTTAAACTCATCTATTAATCTACCTGTATAACTAAATTCTCCATGATGGGAGATATATTCATCTACTAATGCATACATTTTAATGTCTGCATGTTTACATAATTTACAGAAATAAAAGTCTTCTCCTGTATAGGTTTTATCATCTTTATTCCAGTAGGTATCAAAGAAATTATACATATGCTTTCTTTTAACTAATTTACCATCAATTAAAGTATGTTGGTTTATTGTAAATTCTGGGTATTCTTTTATTAGTTTTTCTATTACTGATCTTTTAATTAACATACATCCAGCAGGACCTCTTTCAACTTCTATAAAACCATTTTCAACTTTAACGTTGGTAGGATCTGGAACAGACATTGTATATTGATTACCTAATACTCTAGGATCTAAAGTTGAACCTTCTTTAATTCTACTTTTTATTTTATCAAAATCTAATCCTTTAATTGGATATGGAACAAGACAAATTTCTTTGTCATAATTAACCATCCTTTCAATCATCTTATAATTAAAAGAAATGTCGGAATCTATAAATAACATATGAGTACAACTAGATTCCATAAATCCAGATACACATAATTGTCTTCCCTGTGTTACCAAACTACTTTTCATAACTTGAAACATTACAGGTAGTTTTCTAACAAAACATTCTTTTTGAAATTCTAAACAAGCTTTAAAATAATGAATGGATACATCTGAATGAACAGGTGTTGCTACAAAGATACTTATAGGTTGTTTATACGCCATTTAAAAAATTCTCCCAATAAGTCTTTATTACATTCCAATGATAAAATTGTCTATAGTATTGTTGTTGAAATTTCATTTTTGTTTCATCTACGTCATTCATCATTACTGATAACTTATCTATGACTGCAGCAAATTGAGAAGCTAATAGTTTTTTGTTATTCTGATGAGGAACATATACTGGAAATTCAGCACATGTTTCATATAAAGCACCGAGGTCCGTGGTCACTACAACAAGGCCCGCTGCTAACGATTCCATGGCAGCTACACAAAAAGTTTCTTCAAATGTAGATGGATGAACATAACAATCATAAGTATGTAGTATCTTCATTAATTCTTTATGATTTAAATAACCTTTATAATTTACATTCTTCATTGATTTTGCTTTAGCATATAAATCTGTAAATTGTTTATCATTATTATTTTTAAAATGATCTCCATAAATCTCTGTACTTGAGTAAACATCTAACTCTACTTTATCTGTTTTAATTTGTTCCATAGCATCTAATAGAACATCTAGTCCACGCCATGGTGTTGAAGTATAAACTAATTTTATTTTATCTTTAGGTTTGAAATCTGTTTTTATTATTAGATCATCATCAAAACCATTTTTGATAACTAAACATAACTCCGTTGGTAGACTAAAAAAGTATCTATACTTTTCATATGTCCAATGTGAATTAAAAACATACCAATCATACTTACCGTGGTTTAATTTATTTTGAAACCAAGGCATAAGATTAGGTTGATCATAACTATTATGTATCCAAAGAATATTTGGCTTATCTATAACAATAGGAGTTTTTTCTGGAACAGAAGTTGTAATTTGAACTTTATTAAGAAGGTCTTTATTTACGTATTTGTGTAAATACTCTAATTGAATTTCGGTGCCGCCGTAAGGATTCATTCCTTGGTTTTACCAAAAACCTGTAAAGATGCAACTGTTATTTTTAGATCTTGCTGTAAATGTTCTTCTTTAGTTGGGGTATTAGGATTTGCAACATCTGCCTTAAATTCTTCAAGACTAGAATAAATCTGTCCCGTTTCTTTATTTTTAATTATCTCTTCAGCTTTAGCTGGAATAACTGGAACTTCTTCTCCATTAATAATTACTGTTTTATTTGGCATGGCTATTTATACACTATTATCGTCTTCCTTGTCCACGATATTCTTTATGATCGTTTCTTTTATTTGGACTTTTACTGTGTCTCCCAGGTCTTTTTTTATTAGTACGTTTAATAAAAGAGCCTGATCCATTACTTACTTTTCTAGCCATTCTCCTGTGATCTATCTATCAATAAATAACTTATAACACCTTTAACAACACCACTTACTTCAGCCTGAGCTTTTATACTATCTCCTGCTTCTAAATTTAAAACTTGGCCTGCTGCTTGGTCTGTGCTATCAGCAGTCATATCTACATTATAAAACCTATAATTAGTGCTTGTTGAAACATCGTGTAAATCAAACTCTACTAAATTATTACTATTGTGTTCATTGGTTACGCTAATACTTTTAACAATTCCAACTGAACTAGTATTAATAGTTAATATAGTAGTTAAAGTTGTACCTAAAACAAAACCTTGATTTTTATAAAAATTTGCCATTAGCTAATAAACCATTCAAATCGTACTTGTTCATTTTTAAGATCATTAAGATATGAAGTATTTAATTGATTTTGTAAAGTCTCTAACGTTTGATTAATCTGTCTAAAATTATCAACCGTATAAGGTTCTTGAGGTTCTGGAATGTATATATTTATTTTAGCCATTATGTTTGTGGAGCACTTCCACCTCTACCGTCTGGTTGAATATCTACTCTAAATATCCCATAACGCCAGTTGTCGTCAAGTGCATCGTTTTCTATTTTAATTGCGGCAAGTCTTCCTCTTGCACGGGTATCTATCTTATCTGTTGTTGAAGTTACTGTAAAGGGTCCAACCGTTGTTTCTCCTTGTGCAGATGTTGTATCTGCTGGATAAGCTTTAAAGAATAATGTTACTTTAGTATTACCATCTAAATATTTAAAGTCTGGAATAAATCTTCTTATCTTAATAAAGTATTCTCCATCTCCATCAATATCTAAATCAAAGTCTCCTGATTTTACAAATGCCGATATTGCTATATTTGTTGTAAGTGTACTTGTAGTATATATAACTTCATTAACTCCTACTTCGTGTTCAAATACATAACTACCACTTTCAGTCACACCATTAATTGTAGGTACATTAGGAATTAAAGTGTCTATGTATTTAGTTGCTGTTGGGTTTTCTAATACATGAGAATCTTCATAAGTTGTTCTTGACAATGATCCTGTTGCCCAAGATTGTAATTCATAATTATATGTAACTACTCTATTTATTTGTGTAGCTGAAGCTTGTGGATAAAACCAACTTATTTCTGTAAATAAACTATTATGTCCTGCAAATACTAATTCACCATTTGTAAAGTTAAGACCTAAGCTATCTCCTTGTGTAGTAAATACAAAATCTTCAACTGTAGATGGTAATGTTTTAACTGTTCCATCAAATACAAAGAAGTTTCCAGAATCTCCCATCCAATACACAGCTCCGTCTACGAAGACTGCTGCATGCTGACCAATACATCCACAATTAGATCCAACCTGTCTAATACTAAATGTAAAAGGAGGTCCAACAAACTGCATAGTATAAGCTGCTTCATCTGTAAGAACTAACATATAATCTTTACCTTTTACTGCTGCTACAATTTTACTACCATTATCTAATCTAAACGTACCCGCTGTATTAGTTGATGTTGGGTCATACACTTCAATATCTTCTTGGTCCGAGAAACGAATAAACATAGGATCTTGAGATGCTGGACTTCCAATTGCAGTTTCAGTACCAAAATGAATTAAATGTCTGTCTCGATCAGACACTCTTGTTAAAACAGTTGATGTAGGATTACCTGCTAATATTATTGCACGTGTAGTAACACCAGAACCTGCGTTAGGATCCCATGAAAAAGTTTTTCCATTTTTAATTGTTGCTATTAATAATTCTCCAAAGTTATCCAATGACCATGATCCTGCATCTAAAGTTACGGCATTAGTATTAGATTGTTCTCCCCAATCAGTCCAATCAGTAGCATTTGATACAACCACACCACTTAAATGTGATGCAGCTGTAGAGCCGTCCACACCTCTAATACAACTCGTAAATGTTGTTGAAGTTTTACCTGTATAGTTAATTAATTCTGTTCCAATATCTATTCTTCCATTTGGAGGTGGAGTTGGAAACCCTGTTGTAGAAACAACAGTAATAGTTGTTGTAGTATTACTAATATCTCCATCCAATGATGTAATTACAGATGTAGGTATTGTTCCACCATAATATCCTGTACCATATCCAAAACCAAAAGTTGAACCAATAGGCCCCACTGTTTCATAAGGATTTGTAGTAATTGTTCCACCCGCAGTAACTCCTGTACCTGATTCCGCTACAGGCATTGTAACTGTAAATGTATTTGCGTTAAGAACAGAAATAACTTGAAAAGTATTTGTTTCAAAATCAGCTGTTGTAAAACTTGTTGTAGTTGGTCCTGGTGTTGTTACTGATGAAAATAAAAGTAAATCTCCAACTTCAAAATTATGTGAAGTTTTATTAATAGTTACAGTTGTAGATCCTGTTGTAGAGGTGTAAGTACATCCTGTTAAAGCTGTTTTGAGTGGAGTAATATCATAAAGTTCTTCACCAAAAAGAACATATAAAACTTTATTTGTACCTATTACAACATAACGTCTACCTGTTAAATCAAACCAAGAGTGTATATCTCTACCTGCTCCTACTAAAATACTAGGGCTAATCTGACTCCATCCTCCTATTTTTTCAGGTGAACCATATTGAAAACGAACATTATCTCCGTCTATCCAGCGTCCTTCTGCTTGAGAAGCTGTATCATTTTTATCAAAACCTGGAGGTAAGGGTATTTTTTTAAGTGGCATATTAAACTGTTCCTATTGGATAACGTATTACAACAAGTCCTGGATTTGCATTTATATGAGTTGGAAAATATCCACCTCCTCCACCTCTTCCATAATTAGCATTATTGTAAGATGTATAGCCATCATTTCCTGCAGTTCCACCATCTGCAGTTGAACCATTTACGACATTAGTTCCTGTGCCTGTTCCAGCAGTAGATGTTCCTCCACCTCCTCCTGCCGCTCCTGTAAAATCTCCTCCTGGAGATCCTCCACCTCCACCACCATTTACTCCTCCAGCACCGCCTCCTCCTGTAGAATGAGGGCCTGGAGCACCGTTTAAACCATTGGTGTTTGCAGAAGCTCCTGCTACTCCACCTACAGTTCCACCACTTCCATTATCTCCATTTAAATTACCTCCACCACCATTTCCTGCAGGAGATACACGTTCACTTCCTCCACCTCCTCCAGCTCCAGCAGCTACTATTAATCCTGTTGTACCTCTAATGATAGCGGAAGCTCCTCCTCCGCCTCCACCGTAATATGAAAAGGGAACAGTTCCTTTTATCCCAGCTCCTCCAAAATAATAATTTGTTCCAGAAATAGTGATACCTGATCCTCCTGCTCCTGGATCATCCTGTCCTCTTCCTCCAGCTCCTCCTACACAAACACTTAAAGTTTCTGTACTTATACCTAATCCTAAATTTCTAGCATAAGCTGATCCACCACCTCCACCCCCATTTCTTCCAGGAGATATACCTTCGGGCGGTGTAAATCCTCCGATTCCACCTCCACCACCCCATAAAAAAGTTTCTACAGTTTTACTTTTACCAGGATTTTGAATTACAAAATTACCACTTGATGTAAATGTATGAACTTTGTAAATAACACCATCTATAGTTTGAGTGGTTATTGTACCTCCTGTAGCAATAATTTTACTTACACTTCCAAAACCAAAACCCCTTGCGGACATTCCTCCAAAAGTAGTAATTACAGGCATGATAAATTACTTAAATTGTGATTGAGCTGCTAATACTGTGTAAGTTGATGCTGCTGTTTTAATAATTGTAAAATTATAAGCATCAATAGATAATGAATTTCCAGAAGTAGGAGTCGAACCTCCCTGCCATTTTGTTGAAACATTAGTTGAAGTTCCGTCAATTGTCACAAAAGTTGTATAATAAGCAGTAGTGGCATTGGTATTTAAAAAAGCAGCTGTTGCAGATTCTCCAGCAGCAACCATAGTATTTAATGCAGTAGAATTACTTCCTCTAAAATTAAGTGTAAATTGTCCTGAAGCATTTCCTGTATGATATAACACTGCTTGCTCTAAAAGATCGTAAGTAACAGTTCCTGTAGTTGCAGTATTAGTTACAGTTACTTTTTCTAAAACTTGTTGAATTTTACCCGTACCATTAAATGTAATTTCTCCAACACCTTTAGGAGTTAAATTAATACCAATATTTGCATCACTTCCTGTTGCAGATATATTTGGAAAATTTCCTGTTGCAGCATTTGCAATTGTTAATTCATTTACTGCTGATGCGGTTTTATTAAATATAATTTGTTGATTACCTGAATCATCATCTATTCCAGTTGCATTATCAAATGAAATATTAAAACCATTAGTATCCATAGATGCACCTAAAGATATTATAGCTGAAGAATATGTTTTATTTGTTAAGGTTTGTGTTCCTGTTAGATTAACTAATCCTAAATCTACAACGTCAGTACCATTTAAATAAACTAATTTTGATGATTTATCTGTTCCTGAAAATATAGCTGAAGCTCCACCTACTTGATTTAAAGCAACAGTAAAGTTTCCTGTAGTACCATTTTCTAAAATATAAGTTTTTTCAATACCCGATGCAACAAATATTGTACAGTTTGCTGTAATAGCTCCTGTAAATTTTAAAACTGCATTTCTAGCATCAGAAATAGCAGCATTAGTCATGGATAATGTAGTATTCGTAGAAGTTAATGTAATAGATTCAAAACCAGCAATAGCTTGTTGTAATAAATTTAAATTAGTATTGGTTTTATCTCCCCATGTACCAGCGTTTTCGCCAGTAACCATTAATTCAAGTTTAAGATCGGTAGAATAGGATGATGCCATAATTAAGCTATTATATAAGTGTTAAGCTGCAATATCAACCACTGCCCAAGTGTTAGTTGTATTGGTGCTTATAGTTGCCCAAGTATTAATTGTATTAGTACTTACGGTTACCCAAGCATTAGTTACGTTAGTAGGGATCACGGCCCATGCTACGACTACAGGTGTTTTTGTAGACATTTGCATTTGAACCCCTGTTACAGGAACTCCAATACCTATAACTACTGAACCTGAATTAGATTGTATTAAATTAGTAGTTAATAATACATCGGTATCAACAACTACAGACTCATTACCTAAAGCAGTTTGTAATAAATTAGTTGTTAAATTTACATTAGCATCTGCACTAATAGCTTCATTACCTAATGCAGTTTGAATTAAATTAGTAGATACGTTTGTATTAGCATCTGCTGTAATAGCTACACTTGAAACATTTGATTGAATTAAATTAGTAGATAATGTAGCAATAGTTACTGCTTGAGCATCTACGCTATTTAAAAATGTATTAAGTTGTGAACCAGTTAAAGTTACTGTAACTGGTATATCTATAGTTACACTATTAATTGCAGTTTGAAGTTCTTGTTCTGCACCTGCAGCAATAAAGGCATTTGCTCCTGCAATAATTGAAACACTATCAATTTCAAATTGTAATAAATTACCTGTTACATTAATATTTTGATCTGTGGTAATAGTTTCATTACCTAAAGCAGTTTGTAATAAATTAGTTGTTACATTTGCATTAGCGTCTGCAGTAATGACTACGCTTGTAACTTCAGTTTGTAATAAATTTGTAGTTAAATTAACATCTACACCTAATGATATAGCAACCGTTGAGACGTTAATTTGTAATTGAAGACCTGTGACTTCAACTGATTGATTTATAATGCCTTCTGATGAGAAAGGTGCTTCTGCAAAGGCTGTTGCTCCAAAAAACATATAATAATCCTATAATGGGAAAGATTGATGTGTATGTGGAAGACCTTTCCCGATATGAATTATATCATATTGTTAAGGATGACTAAAGTATTGGATTATTGGAAGTTTCTATCCAGGTTAATGTTTCTTCACTCCATGTATATGCCTTACCATCTGTTGGCATAGGAATAGGTGCTCCCCATCTACAAGTATCTGTATTAAGTATCCAAGAATTATAAGGTTTAGGTGCAATGAAAGCATCTCTTGTTTCATCGTAAGTATAACCTATTCCTGCGTAATTTTTTCTAATATTTCCATTGTATGATGTTTGAATCCATTTAGTATTTTCACCAAATAATGATTTACAAAAATCAATACCTTTTTGTTCTACTTCATTACCATCTTGGTCTAGTAATTCATTGTTATGAATCACTACAACATTAATAACATTATTGTCTGTGTCTATTTGTGCAAAATGAGCCATAATTAAAAAGTAATAGTACCTGATCCTAAAAATCTATAAATTTTAAATCCACTTAAGTTAAAAAATCCTGGTGATCCAGTTGTAGTTGCATCAGGGAAAGAGTTTGGGTAACTTAAAATTACAATTCCAGAACCCCCTGCATAAGCAGTCTCATCTCCAAATCCTCCACCCCCTCCACCACCGCCAGTATTAGTATCTCCTGCACTTCCATTATTATTTCCAAAATTACCATCTCCACCACCACCAGAACCGCCAAGTCCTCTCGTGACTACACCATTAAAATTTCCAAAACAACCTCCACCACCACCCCCTGCATAATTAAATGAAAAACCAGGAGGAGCAAAAATGTTAGATGGTAAACCATTTCCCCCATCACCTGCTGATGTAGGTGATGTAGCTGATCCCGCTGCACTTGCTCCACCTCCACCTCCGCCAGCAAATGTAGTAGTAGAATTTCCGCCACTATTACCTTGCCCAGAAGTTCCCGCTGCACCAGATGCAAGAGTTGCGCCACCACCACCACTACCCCCAATACTACCAGCTTTATATTCAGTTCCACCTCCACCACCACCAGTAGAAGTTATTGTAGAAAATACTGAATCACCTCCATTTGAACCGTTAGCAGCCCTGCTAGTAGCAGCAGCACCAGCACCACCTACTGTAACTGTAAGAGATACTCCTCTAAATACTGTAAACCCTGATGCAGTTCTAAATCCTCCCGCACCTCCACCACCCGCATGAGCAACACCGCCTCCTCCTCCACCTGCAACTACTAAATATCGAATAGGTATTGTTAATCCTGTAAAAAATGAATTTTTTGACGCAAACATTATGGAGTATAACCTTGTGTATAAGATCCGTACCAATTAGTACCATCTGCTACAAAAGTTAAAATATCCATTTTACCAGCAGTTGCTGTAATTGTTGGTGCACCTGATGCTGGAAATTTAACACTTGTAAATGTTGCCGTACCATTTCCTGTTGCTGCCGCTTGTTTTAATAAAAGTACAAATGATTTACCAGCAGTTGCAGTTGGCATTGTAAAGGTACATGCTGTTGAAGCTGTTAGAGTTGCTGTTTGAACTGTACCACTTGCTAAAGATATAGTATTAGATGTAGTAACAGTTCCTATCGTAACTACACTTTCTGTGTAGTTGGTAACTGTTGGATTATTTATAGGTGCTGAAAATGCAATAGTTTGCCCTGATGCCCCAATCGTTAATGTTGTAGTATTGGTCTGGGTAATGATATTACTAGTGTTTGAATTTTGAATCGTGGTTACTCTTAAAGTGCTGGTCATTAGTTATTTCCTCCATTATCTATAACAGTTCCACCTTCAGCAATCCACTTTTGTATTGACTGGTAATCTGTGTTAGCTGGGTCTAGTGGTACTAAAGAAATAATATTATCTTTAGTCATTCTATAACTATTAAATTTATTTTGTAAATCGTAAATTTTTTCTATTTTAGTAATCATAATTATAATTCTGCACTTGCTGTCCAATGCCCAGTTAGTTGTGCTACTACAAAAGATGAACCTGTTGTTAATTGTAAAGTTTGAGTTTTATTACTAGAAACAAAATTTACAGTACTTGCAGTTCCACTTGAACCTGATAAAGCATAATTCATACTACCTGAAGTTCCACTTTCAGTGTAAGAAGTGACAGTTGGTGTTGCTCTCATTTCAACTGGATACTTTATATCACTTCCAATATAACCAGAACCCATAGCTGAACCTGTTTGCAAAACCATCCCTGTTTGAGTGTTTGTTCCAGGTGCTGTAGCATAAGCATAAGATTTTTGAAAATATCTCAAACATCTTCCTAAATTAACATCAACAGGTAAGAACTCAAAATCACTTGCACTTGTTCCAGCTTCTAATTGTATTCCAGTAATTAAAAAATCATTTGCTGTATTGTCGGCTATATTAACTTGGCCCACGGCTCTGTTTGCATTCACTATTGTCCCCCAAGATGTTGCTAAAGTTCCTGATGTAAAATTAGATCCAGCACCTAGCCAATGAAGTAAATCTAAACTATTTCCATTATCATTATCTAATGCACCCGTTGTATCTCCAGGAAATGTAACTGTTTTAAATTCCCAAGTGTTAGTAGTATTTACCGTATAAGATTTAGATATACTTCTAGTATTATCAATATCTTCTAATTCACAAATAAATGTTCCAATTTTTGTAGATTTAACCCAGAATGATGCTGTTAAAGATGACGCATTAGCAGTTCCTTTTTTTAAATATTGTAAATTTTGTCCCTCAAATCTTGTTCTTATTAATAAAAAATCACCAGCAGATGGAGAAGCATCAGCAGTTGTGCAATCTAATTTTAGAGAGTTAGCAAAACCTTGTCCAGTTGGTGTATCAGTTGATTGCGACATCGTCCAAGTTCCAAGTGAACCTACATCAAATAACCATCTATCTAAAGTATAATATCCAGGAGTAGTTATAGAAGCCACACTTGTATTTCTTTGTGCAATACTCATAGCCCCATTGATGACAATATTTCTAAAGTCAGGACTTCCTAATATTTTAGATTGTTGAATAGCTGCTGTTGAACTTATCGCAGCATCCGTGATTGAGCCTGCTGGATAATTGACTGTAGCACTTCCTGTATTAAATGTAACACCACTTGCTACAGTAATCGTGTCTCCAGATGTGCCTAAGGTAACCGTGTTACCGCTGTATGATACAAGTGCGTTTACTTTTAGTTGAGACATTCTATTCCTTTGGGTATTTAGCTTTAACTGCTAAACAATCATTAATATATTTTTGTACCTGATTATTATCACCTTTAACAATACCATCTAGGTATTCTTTAAAGTCAGGATATTCGTTTGCTCTATTTGCTTTAACTAGGTTTAATCTTTCAACTTCATTAGCTTGTGCTTCAAAGGCATCTAATTGTGCTAATGTTGGTTTAGGTATATCCAGATTCCATTCAGCTATATAATCTTTTCCGCCACTTTCAGCATCATTTTTTAAAATAACATCTTTAAGAAAATCTATTTCTCTATTTGCATATAGTTTTATTTTATTTGATAAATTTGCCATATTATACTCCTATTAATCTGTAGCCACCGAAAAATGTAAGAGATGCTCCACTAGCTCCACCAACAGTTCTACTTCCGCCTGATTGTTGAAGAAAAATAACAGAAACAAAATCACTTGTTCCATTCATATCTAAAATTCCATTTGTTACTAGTGCATCTGCTGATTGTCTAGTAATAAAACAAACTTCATCAGTTGAATTAGCATCTGCTGCATTATTTTTAGCAATAAAAAACATATTAAAATTATTAGCAAATGAATTTCCAAAATATAATGAAGCAGTAAAAAAATATTTACCAGCCACTTGTGGTGTATAACGACCAGTCGCAGTATTGAAAGCACTATTACTATCAAATAGTTCTGTATTAAAAATAGTTATTTCTGTACCTGTATTATTTGAAATTGATTGAGTAGTGCTACCATCATTAAATGCCATAAAAGCTGGAGCATTTCCAAAATTAGCAAATGTTATTTTTCTTAAAGCTGTTGCAGAAGTATCATAACATAATAATACATCATCTGTTGCAGGAGTTGTTACTGCAGTTTGTCCTGTAATTATTGATGAAGGTAAATTAACTGTAGCACTAGCAGTATTAAATGTTACACCGCTTGGAATAACTATATTCTGTCCCGATACTCCAAATGTTAATGTTGTACTATTCGTTTGAGTAATAAGCGTTGTCGCATTATTATTCTGAATTGTATCAACTTGTAAAATTCCACCCATTATACTATTACTAAACTTCCTGTTACTGTTTGTGTTCCTGTTATACTAACAGGTCCTGCTAATACTCCAGATTGAATTGTTTGATCTTCACTAATTGTTGTTGCGTGTGTATTTACAAATGTTTGTGCTTCCATTACAGGAGATGGAGTATATGTTGCTGGTAGTGCACAAAATATATCTTTTACTCCTGATGAAAAATTTACTAAATTACTTGTGTTTGAACTAGAGATAACTGAATCTCTTGTAAAGGTTGTGGCGTTCGTTAACGAGCCAATACCCACTTCCCACTGATTGCCTAAAGCAATCGTATAGTAAGTTGAATTACCTGCTCCTATGCCATCAGAAAAACTTTGAAAGCCTAACTGTGCACCAGTTAATGTAACTGTGCTTGTTCCAGTTGTGCTTGTAGTTTCCTTGACTCTATCGTTAATAACGAACGCCATGAAACCACCTTTAAGCTATTCTTAATATTGCATTTGCTGCTGTAAACGCTGGAAACAAAATTGTAAATGTTCCAGAAGTTGCTGTTTTATCTCCACCAAAACTTAAAACACATACAGCTTTATTAGAAGCGGATGTATTATAAATTAATGCACCATCTGCTGTTAATGTTACACCTGTAAATGATAAATCAGAAAATGTAATGATCGCTGTACTTGTATCTAAAGATACTTGTTGTCCAGCGAGTATTCCGCCACCTGTTGTATATTGTCCACCAGTTGATGCTTCATTTGTTGATGTAAATACTGTTGTGTTTTGATCTAAAGTTGCGTTTGATTGGAAAAGTGCAAGTTTAAATACTTGTCCAGAACCTGAATCGAAATCATGTACTGCACCTAAAAGTTCTGCTTTAAATGAATTACATACTGCTTGTGTTATTGCCATATATTGTACTCCTTATAGTTATTATGGGGATGGTGAATTAAGCTTAATGCGTAATACGCCATCTTGAAATTCGTCTCTGCGTCTTCTACCTGTTTGTTCCAACGCAAATCCTTGTAATGCTTCATTATACTTCTCTTGATACAATTTGTACATATCCATCGGACCTTTAAGATATGCAAAAGCTTCAACTAAACAAGCGTATAATAATAATTCTGGGGCATTAATACTTATATATGTCTCGGTATTGGTAGTGCTTAATCCATCTGGTGTATAGATATAATCTAATTCAACAACATAAGTCGAATCTGGTGTGGGAGCTACTTCAATAGCATTTTCTCTAAATGTAGCGTAATATTTAGGAAACCCAGTAGATCCTGATGAATTATATTCCGTTATAAATGTATCATCTCTTGGTTCTAAGGAAACTTGAATACCTGATGTATTTGTAACAACCACGGAACGAAGAACTAAAGCTACTCTTGTAGTAGTTGAGCCAGAAGATTGATTGGTATCAGGTAAAGTTAAATATTTATTATTAGCTGTAAATGAAGATGTCGCATACTCGCGCGCGTAGTCTGCATCTGCTTCTCTAAATATCTTAAATTCAGAATCTCTAATAAAACCATTAACAATAGTAGATGTTAAAACTTCAGAACCTACTTCTGTGTAATCTCTAATTTTTTGTACTAACTCTGCGTATGTCATTTTATGTTATGTTAATAGTTACTTCACCTACACCTGTGTAAGCTGCTCTTCTTGTATTAAT